CGAAAAAGCGGAGAAGAAGGGGGTACAGATTAATTGTCCCCTTTGCAAGAAGCCCTTCCCGGTAAGGGTTCAGGAACTTTCCGGGAGGCTCCGCCTTTCGGTCCGTTGCCCGCATTGCAAGCGTATCAGCGAGATTGCATTGCAAGACATACGATAGCGCCATGAGCGCATACAGAGGCTAACAAGAGTTACTTGATAACCAATCAGGCCCGGAGTAGAGACCCGTAAGAGGTGTCTCCGCTTCGGGTTATTTCATAACCTAACGTTCATTGAAAACATGTTCAAAGAAAACATCGCAAGTGCGCTCAAGACGAAGTATCAGCGCTTTGGATTGAGCAATGAGGCTATCGACCGGATTGCCTCGGCGAGAGAAAAGACGGTCACCAGCGAGGAAGAAGTCGAAACGGCGGTTGCTGACGCTGAGACGATGGGCCTCATCGCAAACGAATTGATGAAGATGCGAGACAAGGAGATCAACAACAAGACCGACTTGCAACGCGCCTTCGACGCCTACAAGGAGAAGAACCCCGGGAAAGACCCGAACGATCCCCCCGCACCTCCGAAGCCCCAGGAGACCCCCGAACCCGAATGGGCGAAGGCCCTCCGCGAACGCTTCGAGCGCGAGGACAAGGAGAAGGCGGACCAAGCCGTCCGCGAATCGGTGACCACCCGGCTCAAGAAGGAAGGATGCACGAACCCCGGTATCCTCAAGTCCACGATGAAGGGCTTCGCCCTCGCCAAGGACGAGACGGAGGACCAGGCGGTTGCACGGCTCAAGGAAGACTACAACGCCTCCTACAAGGAGGTATTCGGCGAAGGAGCCGTCCCCGGACTCGGCGGACAACCCTTTGCGGATGCCAAGTCCGCCACGGACCACAAGAACGCATTCCTCCGCGAACAGGGGCTTCTCCCCAAACAGGAAAAGTAATCCCTAAATCACAAAACAATGCCTAAATTCAGCTCTTTCAACGCGTTTGGTTCTGAGGCCCTTGATGCCGCTCAGAGCCATATCCCCGTGTGGCTTGGTGTTGTTGGTCCCGTCCCCGTGGGTGGCACTCTGAAGAAGGAATATGCCCAGAAGGGCTTCCTCCTTCCCGCCGGCTCCCCGGTCAACCTGACCGACAAGATCATCACCCCGTTCGTGGGTTATGAGGTGGTTGCCTTCACCGCCGCCACGGGTTCCGAGACCTACGATACCATCGTGGTAAAGCCCGCCGATTTCGGTGGTGTCAAGATGGCCCCCGCCGCCGATGACATCCTCCAGAAGGTCGGTGACACCTTCGAGTCCACCGGCGCTGCCCGCGCCGCCTACTCCTCCACCCTCATCACCGAGGGTACGAACGCGGGTTGCTACACAGTCCTCGTCGCCCACAGCGCCAACCTCGGCACTCTCGCGGCGGGTGATGTCCTCGCCCCGTCCGCCGGGACCGCCGGCGCTTCCGGCAAGTCCCTCGCGGTCAAGCCGAACGGCTACCTCTACAACGACATCTACTTCGGCGCTCTTGACGGTGACGCGAACGCCTTCACCATTGCCGCGACCGGAGCCGTTGTGATGTACCACCACGATGGTCTGCTCGTTGAACTGACCCCTTCCGCCGCGGTCAAGGCCCAGATGAAGGCCGCCGTCCCGGGTGTCCTCCAGGTGCTTGTCTAACCCATTAACGAATAGGAGAAAACACAATGGATACCTATCAGATTCAGTTCTACGACCTTCTCTCCCGCGCCCTCGGCCCCGGTGAGAGCGTTCAGTCCTTCCTGGACAACACGATGGCCCTCAAGTACAACGGCCTCCAGCTCGACGGCTTCTCCTTCGAGCCGATTATGCAAACCGACTTCACCTTCGAGCAAGTCTTCGGCGAGATTGGCCTGAACGCCACCGCCCAGTACTACGACCTCGACTCCCCGGCTCTCCCGGACGCTGCTCCCAGCCCGAAGAGTTATACCGGAAAGATTCCGCGCATGAAGAAGGTCGAGTACTTCAACGAGGACAAACTCCGCAAGATGAAACTCGTTGAAGACCGCCGTTCCACCTCCGCCGCCCGGATGTCCGAAATCGCGTACCAACAGCTCTTCGTCACCGTTGACAACCTCATCGGCGGTCACACCAACGCCCTGACCTATCAGCGTCACCAGGCCGTGTCCACCGGTAAGTTCACCATCAATGCCACGAACAACCCCAAGGGTATCAAGAATGTGGTCATCGACTACCACATCCCCGCTGGCAACAAGACCACCCTTGACGGCACGGCCCGTTGGTGGACCTCCTCCACCCACACCGCCGGGAACGAAGGTGGTGCTGCCGATCCTATCAAGGATCTGATGGATGTTGTCAAGGCCGCCCGTCACGCCGGAATCCGTGGCCACTTTGAGGTCAACATCGACTACCTCAAGGAGTGCCTCGGCCACAGCAAGGTGTTGACCACCATCGGCATCTCCCTGCTCCCGACCTCCGACTCCGCTACCCAGGCCGCCTATGCCGCCATCCAGCCCTATGAGTCCCTCAAGGCCCGTCTGGAAGCCCTCATTGGCGCTCCCATCAAGGCCATCGACTCCCTGGTCGCCATTGAAAGCATCGACAAGACCGAGAAGGCTTTCACCCGTGCCAATGTTGACGCGTTCAACAAGGATGTGTGGGTGTTCGTCCCGGACGGCGAAATCGGTGTGGTCAAGACCGTGGAGCCTATTGCCATCGAAGGTGGCCAATACGGTTCCTTCTACGGTGGCAAGCTGCTCCTCACCGTGGGCGTTGACTATGTCAAGAAGTGCCAGTCCTACAACACGGAGATGACCTCCCTGGTCATTCCTTCCGTGCCGCAGTACATGTGGTATCTCTACCCGAACGCCTAATTGTTCTTTGACAAACGAGTAATCCTACGGAAGAAATGGCAAGCATCGCAGATTCAATGACCCTTGACAGGTGGCTCCGGGCGAAGACGGAACTCATCCTCGACCTTTCGGACGATTTCATCTATGCCACGTTCCTTCACCGGGGCGTGGAGGATAGCGACCTCCTGGTTTCGGATGTTTCCGAGAAGACCCGCGACCTCATCCTTGCGGACACTTACTTCGGCGCTGCCGTTTCTTCCGTGAAATCGGGAACCCAGGGCGAGGCGGACGGTGGATGGACGCACTATGTGGCTATCAAGAATGTAGTGAACCGTGACGCTCTTTTGCGTATGGCGAACGAACTCTACGCCAAATGGGGCGAACCCATCGTCGACTTGCGTACCAAGATCCAGATGAAGAACCTCTACTGATGTACAACCCCCGTTGGCCACATACCTTCACGGTCCTTGAAGAACAACTTGACGAGAACGGCCTTCCCGTCACGACTTCGGAGGGCAAGCCCATTACGGTCGAAAAGGAAATTGCAATGATTGAATACGACCCGCAATGGAATCCCCGCCGGAATGTTGACGGATCGTTCCAATACAAGGTGATTACCAAGGTCCCCTGGGGTTACCGGACATCCACGGGCGGTATGCGTACATCGGGAGAGGTCTGGGTCGCGGACTACAAGATTTCTTGCCCGATGCTGTTGGAGGACATCCCCTCCGGAACCGTGCTTATTATGAATGACTACACCCGCTCCTTCCGCGTGAAGGTGGTGAAGATGACTACCTACAACTGGGGTACGAACCTTTGGGTGGACAATGTTATGAATTGATGAGCGAGGCTTCCAACAGGGCGGTAATCGACAACGCATTCGACCGATTCAGGAAACGCAAGGACACCATCGTCCAAGCCGGGATTGTGAAACTCGCCGAGGCCGGGCTTGAGTACTTGCTCGAAGCCCACGACCTTGAGCCACAGGCCCACCACCACCCGGAGGAGGAGAACACGATGGCATATGCCGTGGCGCACGATGGACAAATCGTTGCCTCCGGTTGCCATCATGGAGGAATCTCCCCGGATTTCCCCGGCGAAGCCGAGCAGAAGGCGAGAGACCTCGTCTCCGGAAAGTCCGGATGGACGGTACTCATCATCTCGGATATGCTCGGGTGGTATGTTTGGGATTGGGAATGGATGTTCCTTGAGGTTACGATGGAGGATATCAAGACGCATTTTCACGATTTCTTCAAACCGATAGCATAATGTTGAACGATTTCGACATAACCGACGTTGAGAAGGCATTCGCCGATGCCATCCGGGAACTTGGTGTTTCGACTCATGTCTGGAACAACCGTCCGAAGGTGGT